CACCAGATGTCGCAAAGGATGCTTTCCGATTGATCTACGGCATATGGCCGGATGCAAAACAGATCTGGTGGGGTGCGAACTACTACTGCTCCGTCTTGCCCGATAGCGAATGCTGGCTGGTGTGGGATAAAAACAATGGGCAATCAGATCAAACCGATTGCGAGCTGGCTTGGGCAAACTTCCGCAGCGTTGTTCGTCAGTTCACGCTTGCGTCAGAAAAAACCAATCGAGTCCATCCAACACAGAAGCCGGTGGCGCTGATGGAATGGATATTAAAACGGTTCAACTTGTCGGTGAAAACCGTTGCTGACTTCTTTGGTGGATCTGGTTCGACGTTGATTGCGGCAGAAAAACACGGCGCTCAAGCCTTCATTATGGAGTTTGATCCAAGGTTTGTTGATGTCATCGTCAAACGCTGGCAGGACTTCACAGGCAAAATAGCAACTCACGCAGAAACTGGACAACCTTTCGCGGAGGTTCACAATGACAGCAAAACTTGAAAAACCCACTCTAAAAAGCAAAAAGACAAAAATCGTGCCAAAGAAAGAGCACGATCCAAACTACGGCGGTGCACGCGAAAACGCAGGTCGACCAGCCTTCGAGCCGACCGATGCTGAACGCAAGCAGGTCGAGGCGCTGTCCGGCTACGGACTGCCCATCGAGCAGATCGGCGCACTGGTGCGCAATGGTATCCACGTCGACACGCTGCGCGCACACTTCAGCTCCGAGCTAGTGTCCGGCAAGTCCAAGGCCAATGCACAGGTAGGGAAAACCCTATTCCAGAAGGTCATGGCAGGCGACACCACCGCAGCCATCTGGTGGAGCAAGACCCAGATGCGCTGGAAAGAGGTGCAGGCTCACGAGATTACCGGCAAGGACGGCGCACCGATTACTGTGGCCACCCTGGACGTTTCCAAGCTGGGCACCGAGGTGCTGGCGCAGATCATGGCCGCAAAAGATGCAACTGACGCAAGCTGACCTGCTGGCCATTGAGCGCGAGCTGTGCAGGAGAAGCCTGGCCGAGTTTGCCAAGCGTGCCTGGCGCGTGCTTGAACCGGCTGCCGAGCTCAAGTGGGGCTGGGCGCTCGACGCCATCTGTCTGCACCTGGAGGCCGTGACCAAGGGCGAAATCAACCGCCTGCTCATGAACGTGCCACCCGGCTCCATGAAGTCCCTGCTGACCGGCGTGATCTGGCCAGCCTGGGAGTGGGGGCCAAGGAACCTGCCAGAGATGCGCTTTGTCGGCACGGCCCACGAAGAGCAGCTGGCCATCCGAGACAGCCGACGCTGCCGCGACCTGATCAAGTCCGAGTGGTATCAGAAGCTCTGGCCCATCGAGTTGCTGTCCGATCTGGATGGCAAGCGCGAGTTCGGCAACACCAAGAAGGGCATCCGGCAGGCCCGAGCCTTCACCAGCATGACCGGCGTGCGCGGCGACAGGGTTATCCTGGACGACCCGATCAGCGCAGACAACGCCAACAGCCAGGCCAAGCTGGAGGCCGCACGCATCGCCTTCACAGAGACCCTGCCGACCCGTGTCAACTCCGACAAGTCGGCCATCGTTGTAATCATGCAGCGCCTGAACGAAAAGGACATTTCAGGCGTCATCAAGGAGATGGGTCTGCCTTATGTGCACTTGTGCATCCCGATGCGCTTTGAGCCAGCTTTCCGCTGCACCACCAGCATCGGCTGGACAGACCCACGCACCGAGGAAGGTGAGTTGATGTTCCCTGAGCGCTTTGGTGAGGTGCAGGTCACCGAGCTGGAGCAAACCCTGGGCACCTACGGCACAGCCGGACAGCTGCAACAAAGGCCAGCCCCCCGAGGCGGCGGCATCATCAACACCGACTGGTTTAAGTTCTGGTCAAGCATCCCGCAGCTCGAGTTCCGCTTCCTGACCGTGGACACGGCCCAAAAGACTGCCGACCACAACGACTGGACGGTGCTGCAGTGTTGGGCACGCTCAAGCATTGGCCAGGCGGTCAAGCTCGACCAAGTGCGAGGCAAGTGGGAGGCTCCCGAGCTGCTGGTGCAGGCCAGGGCCTTCTGGCTCAAGCACCTGAACGACCAGCGACCCGTGGCCCTGGGCTCGGCCATGCGCGGCATGTACGTGGAAGATAAGGTGTCTGGCACAGGCCTGATTCAGACTTTCCGGCGCGAGGGCATCCCGGTGGTGGCCGTGCAGCGCAATAAGGACAAGATCAGCCGAGGCTACGACGCAGCTCCATTCATCGAGTCCGGCAACGTCCTTCTACCGCACGACGCGCCCTGGCTGTCCGATTTCCTGGCCGAGGTGGCCGCTTTCCCGTCTGGTGCACACGATGACCAGCTCGACCCCATGTTCGACGCCATCAACTTGGTGCAGCGTCTGCCGGCAAATAAGCAACAATCATTCATCCCTTTGCCAAATCTGAAGAAGTGGTGATTTTTTAAGCACGGTGAGATAATCCGCACAAATTGAGGAACCAATATGGCCCGAATCAGCAACGACCAACGCCTAGCCAATCTTCACTCAGAAGCCCTGGCGCAGTTTGATGACGTACAGACAGCCCTGCGAGACGAGCGCTTGCAATGCCTCCAAGACCGGCGCTTTTACTCGCTGGCAGGCAGCCAGTGGGAAGGCCCACTCTGGGACTTGTACGAGAACAAGCCCAAGTTCGAGGTCAACAAGATCATGCTCTCGGTGATTCGCATCATCAACGAGTACCGCAACAACCGCATCACAGTGGACTACGTGTCCAAGGACGGCCAGGAAAACGACAAGCTGGCCGAGGTCTGCGACGGTCTGTATCGTGCAGACGAGCAGGCATCCGTCGCAGATGAGGCCTACGACAACGCTTTCGAGGAAGCAGTCGGCGGCGGCATAGGCGCATGGCGCCTGCGCACAGTCTACGAAGACGAAGAGAACGACGAAGACGACCGCCAGCGCATCAGGATCGAGCCCATCTTCGACGCTGACAGCTCGGTGTTCTTCGACCTCGGGGCCAAGCGCCAGGACAAGTCCGACGCCAAGTATTGCTACGTCGTCACCAGCATGACGCGCCAGGCCTACAAAGACACCTGGGGCGACGACCCAACCGACTGGCCCAAGATCATCCACCAGTACGAATTTGACTGGTGCACCCCTGATGTGGTCTATGTTGCCGAGTATTACAAGGTCGAGGAAAAGACCGAGACCATCCGCATCTTCCAGAATATCGCAGGCGAAGAGGAGCGCTACACCCAGCAAGACTTTGCCAACGACGAGACCCTGGAAGAAACCCTCGCGGCCATCGGCACGGTCGAGGTGCGTCAAAAGCGCGTCAAGCGCAAGCGCGTGCACAAATACATCATGTCAGGCGGCAGGGTCTTGGAGGATGCAGGCTACATCGCAGGCAAGTGCATCCCGATCGTGGTCGTGTACGGCAAGCGCTGGTTTGTGGACAACATCGAGCGTTGCATGGGCCACGTGCGTTTGGCCAAAGATGCCCAGCGCCTCAAAAACATGCAGCTGTCTAAGCTGGGCGAGATCTCAGCACTGTCATCGGTGGAAAAGCCCATCCTGACCCCAGAGCAGGTCGCAGGCCACCAGGTCATGTGGTCCGAGGACAACCTCAAGGACTATCCGTATTTGCTGATCAACCCGATCACCGACCAGAACGGCAACCAGGCTGTGTCGGGCCCAGTGGCATACACCCGCGCCCCCAACATCCCACCGGCCATGGCCGCGCTCTTGCAGATCACCGAAACCGACATGCAGGACATCTTGGGCAACCCAGCCGGGGCCGACAAGATGGTCAGCGGCATATCAGGCAAAGCCGTGGAGATGATCCAGACTCGCGTGGACATGCAGGCCTTCATCTACATGAGCAACTTCGCCAAGGGCATGAAGCGCTGCGGCGAGATCTGGCTCTCCATGGCCAAAGAGGTCTACATCGAAGACAAACGCAAGATGAAGACCATCGCCCCCATGCAGCCATCCATCGACCAGCAGACCGGCGAAGTTGTCATGCAAAATGACCTCAGCTCGGCCACCTTTGACGTCGTGGCTGATGTTGGCCCATCCAGCACCAGCAAACGTGAGGCCACAGTCCGTGCCTTGACCGGAATGCTCCAGATCACCAACGACCCAGAGACAGCCCAGGTCATCACCGCTATGGCCATGATGAACATGGAAGGCGAGGGCATCAGCGATGCCAACGCCTATTTCCGTAAGAAGCTCCTGCGCATGGGGGTGGTCAAGCCCACCGACGATGAAGCTCAGGAACTCATGGCCGAGATGCAAGGCCAGCCGCAAGACCCGAACGCGATGTACTTGCAAGCCGCAGCCGAAGAAGCCACAGCCAAAGCAGCCCAGGCCCGTGCCACCACCGTCAAGACCGTGGCTGACGCAGAACTCAGCCGAGCCAAAACTGTCGAAACTCTCAGCAACATCGACATGGATTCGCAAGATCACGCGCTCAACATGGCCGAACAAATTGGCGGAATTGTCCAGCAACAAACACAGCCAGTTGTCAATCAACCCACAATTGGGTGACAATTGCACACATACGGTATCCACCCAGCCGTTTCAATGGGTGAGTTTCACAGGGTCAACGATGAACACAAAGGCAGAACAGGACGACGACACCACGAACGACGACACCGCAGTCATCGAGGACGAGGCCACCGAGCAGCCCGAGGCGCAAGCCGAAGGTGAGCAGGCCCAAACCCAAGACGACGAGGCAGAATCCGACGAGGTTGTAGTCTCCATTGGTGAGGAAGCGCCGCCTCCCGAAGAACCAGCACACGCACCAGAATGGGTCCGAGAGCTACGTAAGACAAACCGAGAACTCCAGCGCCAAAACCGCGAACTTCAAACTAAGCTGCAAACCACCGCACAGACTGAGACCAAGCCGGTCGTGCTGGGGGCAAAGCCCAAGTTGGAAGATCACGATTACGACGCCGACAGATTCGAGGAAGCACTGGCCACTTGGTTTGAGCGCAAGCGCAAAGCCGACGAAGCCAACGCCAGACAAGAAGCTGAAGTTATGAATCAGCAGAAAGCCTGGCAAGCCAAACTGGATGGCTACGGCAAGGCGAAAGCCGAGTTGAGGGTCAAAGACTTTGACGACGCCGAGGCCGTGGCCCAGGAGCTGTTCAACGTCACCCAGCAAGGCGTCATGCTGCAAGGCGCGGACAATCCCGCCCTTGTCGTCTACGCACTCGGAAAAAACCCCAAGAAGGCGCAAGAGCTGGCCGCCATCAAAGACCCCGTAAAGTTTGCCTTTGCGGTAGCAAAACTGGAGAAAGATTTGAAAGTTACCAACCGCAAGGCAGCTCCGCCGCCCGAAAGAATCGTGTCAGGAACTGGCCGAGTCTCTGGGGCGGTGGACTCAACCCTCGAACGGCTGCGCGAAGAAGCTGCCCGTACTGGCAACATGACCAAGGTCGTGCAGTACAAGGCGCAAAAGCGTGCAGCATCTCAAAAATGATTTTTTAAGGAAATACCATGTCCAATAGTTTCTCGAAAGAAGAGCGCGTTGCCTTTGAAGACCTCCTCGAAGGCTTCCAAGACGCGCTGGTTTTGTCCCGCAACGTCGCTGTGTACAACACAGATCAGACAATGATGGAGCGCTCCAACAACACCATCTGGCGTCCCCAGCCCTACATCGCTCAGTCGATCAACAGCACCCCTGGTACTGCGATCCCTGGCTATCAGGGCATGACACAGTTGGCCGTTCCCGCCACTCTGGGCTTCAGCAAGACCGTGCCTTGGGAAATGACCTCCCTCGAACTGCGCGACGCTTTGCAAGAAGGCCGTCTGGGTGACTCCGCCAAGCAAAAACTGGCAAGCGACATCAACATCGCCATCATGAACTCAGCCGCTGGCTTGGGTTCGTTGGTTGTGCCAATCGCAGCCGCTGCCGGTGACTATGACGACGTGGCCCTGTGCGACGCCATCATGAACGAGCAAGGCGTGCCTGACTATGACCGCTTCATGGCCCTGTCCAGCCGCGACTACAACGGCTTGGCCGGTAACTTGGTCGGCACTGCTCGCAGCTTCGGCAACCAGAAGTCCGACAAGGCTTATGAGCGCAGCTACGTAGGCATGGTCGCAGGCTTCGACACCTACAAGATGGACTACGCAAACCGTCAAACAGCAGCAGCTGGCGGCGCAGGCAAAACCATCGACACCAGCGGTGCAGGTACGCAAGCGAACTACACGCCCCAGGCCACCTCGACATCCG